TCGGCTACGTCCTGCGCCCCGGTGAACATCGACTCCTGAACCTCAGCCAGACGCTCCCCGGCAGCGATGAGGTCGATCTTCGACCCGTAACCCATCGCCTCTGCACGCGTCGCGTCGTACAGGGCACGCGTCGCCTCGATCAACGACTGCGCCTGCTGCCCGGTGATGTCGTTGGAGCGGGCCTGCGCTTCCGTCAGGTACTCCAGCACCCCGTCGGCGGTGACCAACTCGCCGGTCATCTTGAGGAGTTCTTCCTCGACCTTGCTGATCGCTTCCTGCTGCTGCTTCATCTGCTCGATCGACTGGGCGTCGTCGTCGACACCGAGGCCGAGCAGTTCGTTGCGTTCGTCGAGCAGTTGGTTGATTGCCTTCTCGGTCATGCGGACCTGGCGGTCGGCCCGCAGCAACGAAATGACGTTCTTCGTCGCGCCCTTCGTCTGCTCCAGCGACTGTTGCCGGACGCCGAGGATCATCCATTCGAGGTCGCTGATCGTTCGCAGGTTCGAGATGCGGTTGCGTTCCGCCTGTGCTGCGGCGTCCTCAGCGGCCCGTGCTTCGCTCGCCGTGAAGGCGGCAGCGTCGGCCAGTTTTGCGTACCAGCGGAACGCGTTGACGTTTGCTGCTTCCTCGGCGGCTGCTAGTTCTTCGGTGAGACGGATTTCTTCCTGAAGCACAAGCCACCTGGTCGACGACGACCGTTTGCGTGCGTTTTCCGTTTCGATCAACTTGGCGTGGGCCATGTCCACGCCCAGCAGCGCGCGCTCCCAGCCCTCCAGGTCGGTGACGGTCGCACCGACAGTTTCAGCAAACCCAATCGTCGCAGTATCCGCCGCCGCGATCGTCGCTGCGACCGCTGCCGCAGCGACGGCGTCCTCCTCCAGCGCCGCCGTTGCCGCCTCAGCCCAGTCCGTGAGTGTCTCTAACGCCAAGGCGTAGTCGCCAGTTTCCTCAGCGACAGCGATCACGCTTTGGACGAGGCGGGCCGACAGGACCTCTTCGAGTTCCCGCTGGTAGTCGATGTTCTTTAGCGTCTTTTTCGCGTTATCTTCGAGAGTGTCCCGGTACGCCTTGTAGGCGACGGATGTCTCGTCCAACGTGACCAGCAGGTCCAGCAGTTCCTGACGGTTGATCGCGCCCTGCTCGAACTGGTCGGCGAGGGCGCTCGTGACAGCCCCGATCGCCCCCTCTTGCTCTCGCAAAAGGTCAACCACTCCCGCGGCGGTGAGGTCGTCCAAACCGAGTATCTCAGACGCGGACTTGAGTTCGAGGAACGCGTCGGTGCCGCCCGATAGCGCCCCCTCCAACTGTTCCGCGGTCAAACCCAGCGCCTCCAGTTCGGCACTGACCCCGAACCGCAACGCCGAACCGAGCAGCACCGACGACCCGGTGAACTCCTCGATCGCTTCTGTCGCCGTTTCGGCCGATTCGGTCAGCAGGTTGTGGCGTTCGATGATCGAGTCGAGACGCCCGACGAGCAGCGACGCCTCGTCACCTTCGTTGACAAACGCTTCCGTCAACTCCTGCTGCCGGGCTTTCGCCAAATCCGACGCCTCCGACAGACCGCCGAAGATGCCGACCAGGTCCGCGAACCCTTCGATGATCGGGACCACGACCGGGAGGATCAGATCACCGAGTTCGATCATCGTGAGTTTCAGGTCCGTCATCGCCTGGTTCATCCTGAACCCGGAAGTGTCCGCGACCCGTGCGAACGCCTGGTCGACCATGCCGGTCGTGTCAGCCATCCGGCTGAAAATCTCCTCCGTCGTTCCACTGTTCTTCCCGAGGAGGTCCATGACGCCCATGAGGGCGCGGATGTTGCCGAACACCAGCGCGGCTGCGTCGGACTGCCCGTCGAACGTCTCAGCGAGCGTTTTGAGAACCGACAGCAAACCCTGGTCCTTGATCTGCTGACGTAGCCCCGCCGCCGACAGGCCGAGTCCCTGCATCGCCTCCTCGGACTGCTTCGTCGGCCGCAGGATCGACGCCAGAATCTGCCGCAACTGGGTCGCCGCCTCCGACGCGTTGGTGCCTGTACGGCTGAGGGCCGCGAAGGCGGCACCGACCTCGTCGAACCCGACGCCCATTGCTGAGGCAATCGGCAAGACCCGGCCCATCGACCCGGCCAACTCGTCTGACTGCAACTTTCCTTCACGGACAGCAGCCGTCAGGATGTCGGTCGCCTGGACAGCCGACAGGTTTTCGGCCCCGTAGGCGTTCAGGGCTGAGGTCGCCAGGTCCGCGACGGTAGCGGTGTCGCCGAGGCCGACCGCTGCCGCCCTCGCCGACGCTGTAAGCACATCGGTCGCGGCGGACCCCTCCAGGCCAGCGGACGCAATGAAGAACATTGCCTCGGCGAGTTCGTTCGGTGCCCGCGCCGTCTCGCCCGCCAACTCCTTCACGGCGCGTTCCATGCGTTCCACTTCGGCAGCGGACCGGCCGACCAGCGTTTCGATCTTCACCATCGACGACTCGAAATCGGACGCCATCTTCGCCGCCGCTGCACCGATCGCTGCGAACGCGAGCGTCGTCCGCGACTTCAGTACCGACGTGACCTTCCCGGCTGCCTTCCCAAACTTGCTGAGGCTCCGGTCAGCCCTCTTGACGCCCTTCTCCAACTTGGTCGTGTTGGCATCGAAGATCGCCTTCACATAGCCGACGTTCGCCATGCTCTACCGTCCCCGCTTCCTCGACGAACGGCTCTGCGCCACCTTGCGGCTATGCGCCGCATCCTCCGCCTCCAGGCTGAAGAACGCAGCCCACTCCGCCATCTCGACAGACGACATACGGTCTAGGAGTTCCGCAACAGTCATGCCGAGTTCACGGGCTAGTCGGAAATGGAATCGTCGCTCAGGAGCGGACCGTCCTCGGGAATCGGGGAACCCGAGGAGTCTTTTCCCAGCGTGTCCTGCGACTCCTTCGTCAGGCCGGAAGCGTCCATGCAGAAGTTGGCGAGGTCGGTCACGACCTTGGCGTTCTTCCCGAGGAACATTTCCTCGTCGTCGTCGTCGAAGATCAGTTCGCCCGTGTCCGGGTCGAAGCATGTCTTGGACACGATCTGCCACCAGCCGTCATGGACGGCACGCTCGTCACCGTTTTCGGTAGCCCACTCTCCGTGGAGGATCGACCGGGCGCGGGCCGTCAGGGACCGCACCTCGATTTTCACACCCCACTCGGGTACGTCGTAGATTTCGACGGTGCCGTCGTCTGCTGCTTTGATTGCATCTCTGAGGGACACTCTTGGTCACTCCTTTTACTAGCGGTCAGAGAAACTATGTGATGTGAGTCAGGTCTAGAAGGTGCCTCGGGTGACGTTTCCGGTCACCTGGAAATCCGCTGAGTAGGTGTCTACGTCTGCGACGGGTGACGACACCGAGTACGAGGTGAGGATCGCTTCGCCCGAGTACTTGACATAGCCGCCGGTGTTTCCTGCCGGGCCGAACACGAACGACCTGGTGGCCGGTTCCGTCCCGATGAAGTAGCCGTCGACCGTTGCATCCCACAGGCCCGACACCGAAATTGTGGCGTCGCGCAATCCGACAATGAACGACTTTGAGGTCGCTCCGAACGCTGTTGTCTCAGCCGTGTCGATCGTCTCAGGGAAGTCGACCGAGGTCAGCGTGTCACTGATGTCCCGAACGGTTCCGCCTGTGTCGTCGATGGAGAAGAATGTTGATTTGCCGTGTACGAAGGTTGGCATTTGGTCCTCCTAGAACCTTGCGAATGTAACCATGAATGTGATGCTCCCCGAGGAGCCTGCACTGGTGGCGGTTGCTCGGACGTACCGATTTACGGTCCCCGAGCACACCACCATCTCCGATGTCTTGGTCGCTGCCGCGACAGCGGTGAATGAGATGAGGTCGGCAGCAGACGAGAAGTCCGATGCCGAGTCATGCTGAATCTTGATCGTCGTCGTGCCCCCGGCGACGCTGTTGACCGGAACGTGTAGCAGCCCGGCTCCGCCTGCCGACGACGACGCCGCACCATCAACGCCAGCCAGGTTCCCGAGGGCGTTGTAGTCGATCGAAGTCGCCGTGGACAACTGAACGCCGCCGGTGACCCCGTAAGTCATCGACCCCAACGCACCAGAGTTGGCGGTGCCCTGGAAGTCGGCGGTGACCGTCGACACGTCAGCGACCGGGTTCGAGATCAAATAGTTGACCTCATCGCACCTGGCGATCGTCGCCCGGTTGCCGATCGTCCCGGCAGCATAAGCAACCGTGATGTTCGCCGCCGACGCCGACCCGAGGATCGCTTGGAGTTCCTCGTCGGACCCGTCGGTGTCCGCGGTCCACATGCCCGACATGGACAAGGTGCCGTCGGCGAGGCCCAGCAGGTACGACTTCGAGGTCGCCCCGTAGGCAGTTACCTCAGCCGTGTCGTTCGTCAGCGCCACGTCGGCGCTGTTGAAATAGTCGGACATGATGAACTCGTCGAGATAGACGGCGGTCCCCTTACCGTGCACGAACGTAGGCATCAGTCACTCCCATCGTCGTCGGATGTAGCGGTCGTTTTGGTCTTGGCTTTCGACGCCAGCACCAGGTACCCCGCGTCGATCAGCCACAGTTTCTTCGGGTTGGCAACCTCGACGATGTCGCCCGGCTCGTAACGCTTGCCGTGCAGGTGGATGCCCGACTCGCCTGACTCTCCTCCGGTGACAACATATTTCGCCATGCTTGCGACTCCTGTTCGTGGGCACGCAGAAGCCGGGTCACCGGCCACTAAGGGCACTGGCTACGAGAGCACTTGGTGACCGGATGATAACACGCACCGGACCTCGGTGGGGGCTGCCCTGGGCCGCAATCCCAACCCTCTCTCTCACCCCGGTTAGACACGGGACGGAAAGTATGGTACGGTGTTGCACATGGAGATGGACAACCGACCCGAGGAGGTCACCGAAATGACGAACACATGCGAGAAGTGCGGAGAAGAGTTGGTGGGCATCTGGGTGTTCCACGGACTCGTCTGCGGTAAGACCGACGCTGAGCGGGCTGCTGCTGGGGCTTCGTTGGCTGAGGCGCTGGAGCGCCGAGCAGCGCGAGACAAGGCAGACCTCGAACGGCGAATCGCCGAAGATGCCGAGTGGCAAGCGGAAGCCGAACGGCAGCACGAGGCCCGAGTGGCTCGGTACGCGACGAGAGAGGAGGGCTGATCGATGACCGGACGCCTTGTCTACGTCAACGAGAACGGATTCGAGATGGACGGGACTTGCGTCCCAGTTCGGCTGACCGACGCGGCGGTTCAGCGAATGTGGCATTACAACAGCGACTGGTGGTCGAAGGGTTGCCCGTCCCATCCCGGAACCGGTGAAGAAATCCTCCGGGGCAAATGGGACGGCCACCGACTCAACCACGACTGGCCGAAGGATGGTGACGCCATCCTAGTTACGACCGCTCAACTGCTCGGCATCTTGGGCGAGGTCGAATACCTGCTGGACTGGCACGAGGACCAGGACTGGGACTCCAACTGGGACCACAACGATGAACGGAAACGGATGATGCTTCAATGGCACGCCACGAAGCGGTCGCTGAAAGCAAATCGGAAGCGGCTCATCAAACTTGTGGCCGCGTGCCATGAGTTCCACGATGGCGAGTTGGTTCACAGGTCAACGAATGACAGCGAGGGCTGACCGATGGCCGAGACAAAGCGCGCGGGCTAGGCGCTCACGTTCATCTCTTTGCACCGCGGGCACCGGATCTGCCACGGGGCAGTCAACACCTCACCGAGCAGACGGGCACAACTAC